TTTGAAGTTGTTCATGTCGTGTTCTCCTTAATTTCAATTTAATTACCCGACACAGAGATAATAACACAATGAGGATTGGGTGCAACACTTTTTGTTTCGGACAATAAAACTTTTTTTTGTCCGTAACATTGAATGTTACAGCCGTAACGCTGAGTGTTACAGGCGGCACGATGTGCCATCAATGTGCCATCCGATGTCACCGCAATTGCGGTAGCTGTCATCGCAGTTGCGGTAGAACGTAGGATTTTGAGCATGGAAGGTAGGACGCGACTTTAAAAGTCGCAACGCTACCTGAAAAGTCGCAGGCATTAAAAAAGGGGCCGTAGCCCCTTCTCTCAGTTTGGTGATGAACACCCCATTGGGTTGGGAGTACCCTCAACCTTAGGTGACCACTTCTTGATGAAGCGCTTGACCTGAGCCAATTGACGCTTGGCCGTTTTGCGAACCTCGGGATCATCATCCATGAGATCGTCGTACTGAATCCAACCCTCACCCGGTTGGAACTTACTGAAGACGTACAACGCCTCAGACAAGATGTCGAGGTCAGAGTAGTCATCGATGGTGCAGTTGTCGTCAACAGCGCAGACTTCAACCAGTGAATACTCAAGCTCCTCAACTTTGAGGGCATCAGCAACGATTGGGCGGTGTTTAGTAGTCATGTCGAACCTCCTTAGATTTCAATTAAATTTATTCGACACAGTTATAGTCTCATATCATGAGGATGATTGCAACACTTTTCGTTTCTTCTTGGTAAATATTTTTTTGATGCGGGTTAAATACTTTTCATTAAACCGCATACTTTTGACTTCATTTATGCTCTCCAATGCCTCGACTTTCTCGATGCCAATCTTCTCGATCAGCCTGAGCCTGTAGTCCACTGCCGCACCGCTCCTGTGGCGGTTGCACTTGACGCACTGCTTGTGGCAGTTGTGGAGGTGAAAGCGTAAGTGTGGGGCTGAGCCAGTTGAGCGATAGTGGCCTGCGTCCCATCCACCGCCGAACTTGTCCTCTGTCCACCGCCCACACGAGATGCATGCATCCTTGGCATCACGGGCGCGTATATACGCATTGAACGCCGCTTGGGCTTCCTTGAGGTAGTCTGACTTGGTCTTGAGCTTCTGCTTGCGCTCACGGGTTTCTGCAAGGGAGGATTTTGCTATCGTTTTTCTACCCTTGTCTGACTTGGTGAATTGCTGTAGGCACTCGAAAGAACAGAAGGCCCGTAGCTGAGTGACAAAAGCCGACTCAGCCGGAACCTTCTTACGGCACTGCTTACAGCGTCTGTTCGCCGCTTTCATGCTTCTTCTTCATGCGGTAATACTCGTTGTCGTCCGGGTGACTGAGAGCAAGCCCTGCGTCAATGGCCCAGTGTTCAACCTGTTGCATGTAGTAGAACATCTCGCCCTTGGTCATCTTGGATGTGCTTTTGAGCTTTGGCGGGATCTCGGTTGCCCCGATCTTTTTTGCCGGGATCAATCCAAGGAACATGCGCTTGAACTTATCGTGTACCTCTTCCTTGATGTAGTCGGATTGCTTCTGCTTGTTCACAGCGTCAGCGATCTCCTGCATCCAAGTCCAGTACAGCGCATTCTGCTCCAGTGATCGGCCACCCGCCCTGATGGTGACCACACAGTAGCCATGCCCCTTCACCATATGCATGATGTCGCGGTACGCTTGCTGTGCGGCCTGCTCTGACGTTACCGTCTGCTTGAGCGAATCAGACACGCCAGAATGCCCACCAAGGTTTCTTCTTTGGTGTCATGTCCACCATCGGGGTGTCTGCTGTGATCAGCGGCTCAACCGAGGTCTTCACTCGCCCCGCACCCTCAGCCCTGTACTCCACATTGATCACATCCCGGTAGGTATGCAGTGCATGGGCCACTGCCTTCGATGTCCTACCGATCCTGCATGCGATCTCGTTGTAAGACAGGCCGTCACGGTACAGGTCACCCAGTGTGAGTAACTCCAGATTAGTCCAACGCTTTCTATTAGCCATTGGTTTGCTCTCCTAATTTCAAAAATTCAAACAGATTCATTTCAAAGTATTCAGCGAACTTGACCAACTTACCCAGATGCATGTCGTCCTGCGCTCGCCACCTCGTGACCTGCTGACGGTGTAAACCGTAGTCGTCTGCCATCTGCTGACACGATATTCCTCTCAGTGCTTGGGCGCGTTTGATGCATTGCCCTGCGTTAATTTGCGTCATGTTGCGCTCCTAGTGTTAAACTAAAGGTGCATCGGGCTAGAGATGCTCCCTCGACTCCATTTGACCCGCCTCAGTCAGCGGGTCTTTTTTCGCTAGTCCCAAGGTATCTCGTCATTGATGTCCTGAACGGTTGGCTGTGGAGCCGCCTGCTGTTGTGGGGCAGACTTCTCACGCACCGATATCGACAGCACCGGGGTCTTTGGCCCTACCTTCTCAGGGTCAGGCTTCCACGCCGATAACTGATACTCCTTGCCATTGATATTGATCGTGCCTTGAAAGTGTGGGTCACGCTTGTCAGGACGCATCTCAGTGTTTTTCCACAGTGCGCCTCGGTTTGTGTTGTCGTATTGCATTACATTTTCCTTAATCGATTTACTTCAGATTGAATTGTGTCTACCGCCTTTGATACCTCATCGGCCAGTAGTGCGATGTAGTCATCGTCACGTTCGACTCTGACGATCAATGCAGGCATCGACTCGTGGTACGACACAAAGTCCCACCACTGCCTGTCAGTGATCCACATACAGCCCATCACCTGCTGTTTGTATTTGGTTGGCAAGATGCCCGCTCTACGGTAGGCAACGTGCGTGTGCGGCTGAGGACACTTGATCTCGAGACCACCATCCTCGCCTATCAGCCCATCGGGTGACACGCCACACTGTAGCGTATCGTGTAGGCAGAAACCAGTTTCGTTTACACTGTTCCCCGACACCAATTCGTAGAAGTCCCGAGCCATAGGCTCTAGCTCGGTTCCACGTTGCATGGCTTCATTGACATGAACATAAGTTGTTTCCCCTGTCAGAAGCTCTGCGATTAATTGGTTGATGTAGCCCTCTGCCTGCGTAGAAGGTTTGCCTGACGCAGTAATGAGCTTGTCGAAACCTGAGCCGCTAGGACAGCCGAGGCGACTTGCTAGCCACTCGGGTGTGCCTTGCTCGTATTTTATTTCTCTCATTGCTCGCTCCTTGTGTCCAACACTTGGCGCACTTATGCTGACCCCAATCAAAAACGTCAGCGGGTGCGCCGCACTTCTCGCAGGTTGGCCTAGATTTCATGATTAGCCTCTGCCTGAGCCGCTGACCGCTCCGCAGTCTCCATGTGTTCACGCAGTGGCTGACGCACTTGCTCGAAATTCTCAGCAGGTAGCTCGCTGATGTCGCTGACCTTGTAGTGGTTAGCCCATGCTACAGGATCAGCACCAGTTGCCTTGAACAGGTCATGCAGTTCATTGGCCTGATCCTCAGTGATCACAGCGCCCTTCTCAGGTTTCTCAGCCTGTGGGATGTCCTCGCCTGCGTAGATGTAATGACCGAGACCAAACATCGCCATGCACTTCACCAGACAGCGCATACGGCTGTTTGCGATATTGTCAGTGCTTGGGTTAACGATTGCCGTGTTTTTAAAATCCATCACAGACAGCCACATTGAGCGCGTGACACACTCCTCGCCTTCATGGATGGTCAGTGTGCATTCAACCATGACTGTGCCGTTCTCCTTCTGAGATTCATCAAAGAAGTAGTACGAATCAGGGTAATGCTCCATCAGCGTAGACCAAGCCCATGACCAAGAGAGGTAAGTCAGATTGCCTTTCTTGTCAGTATGCTCGTTGACGTTGATGTCTTTGAGGGTAGCCCAGATACGGGCCGCTAGAGTTGTTTGCTTTTCCATTGCTCGCTCCTATTTGAAACAACAGGAGCATTACAACAGATTATGTTGCCTGACGCAACACCTTTCGTTTAGATAGCCCTGAGCCTTGCTATGAGCCTGTCAGCGCGGTTGGTTACCTGACGGTAGTACCGTGAGTCGATAAGCTCCTCGCATGCGCCTTCCCAGTCTCTAGATGCAATGTTAGCGTTGAACTTGACGAACTTACTCAATCTTGGGCGGCCCATATTAAACATGAGGTTCGCCAAGATTAATTGAACCTCTTCTGGGAGGTCATCAAAGTCGCTGTACAGGCGCTGACACTCGTCGAGGGTAACTTGTACGTCTGACTCGAAAACTTCTGCCACACGCTCTTCTGAGACCTCTGTGCCTACATCCATGCCATGCTCAGGATCATCTTCTGTAACCAGATGTCCAATACCGAAAGTAGGTAGGCCCAGATGATCAAGGTAAATTTCGTACTTACAGCCCTCGTCATACTCTAGCTCCAAGCGTAGCTGTTCGATGTTGTTCATTTCTTCTTCCTTAGATTCATGATCTTGTCCGCACCCTTCACGGCAAAGGCCGAGCTACAGGCAAGGAATAACAAATACTGATACCACTCAGGGAGCCTCTCAAGGGCCAAGAAGCCATCATTCAGGCGGTCAATGACTGACTGGTCACCTGTGACGATTGAGTAGCCCACAGCGATGATAGGGAGCGTCAGGACGATTGTGAGGTATTCATCCTTCCATGAGTTGGCGGATGCCTCTGCCATCTTGGATTCCCAGTCAGCATCATTGTTGATCTGATTGATCTTCCGCTGTTGGATGGCCTTTTTCTCTTCAGCCTTTCCTTGTAAGAACTCTTTGCCCAACTCCATTGCAGGCCCGAGTAGCATCTGTAACACGCTCAACCTCCTCTGGTTTGCGTCCACAGCGATCACACCGCTGTACTGGTCTAGCGACAGACCTTCCGCCGCATTCGGTCTCATACAGCCCTCGTGTGAAGCTATAGAGACAGGTTTTCATGTCACTTCTTCAGCGCACTCGCGCCAAAGAATGCCGAGACGAGGACAGCGATTGACGCAAAGTATGTTGGGGCTATGTCGGCTATGAGGTTTGCCGCCGTACCCATACTAAACAAGTCCGCAAGGAAGATACCAAACGGGTAAAGCAGGAGGCCAAACAGCGCGAACCACGCCATCTTGCGGATCGAATCCCTTTGAGCATCCTCATCTTCCATCTTACGGCGGCGATCCTCAAGTTCAATGAGAGCAAGCTCATGCGGATCGATAACGCCGTTCCCATTCTCATCGTACTTCTCCAACATCTCTTTTGTCATTTCTTCTTCCTACGCCGCCCTGATGCCGTCACAGCATGCTTGATCTTGGCAGGGCCAGTCTTGCGCTTAATGCTCGACTTTTTC